CCTAAATCCACACCACATACAGCACCAGTTTTTTCTTTTGGTTGATATTGTTCTTCGGTTAAAATTGAAACATAGTATCTTCCAGTCGGTGTTTTAGTAAAGGTCATTTTGCCAACATCGCCCCTTATTTCACGGTGAACAATACATTTAATCCCTTCTTTGAATTTAGGTACGTGAATTTTACTACCTTCTAATTTTGTGTGTTGTGGTACGGTGAAACTATTCCTTCTTTTCTTAGACTTAAATCTTGGAAACTTGGCATTGCCACGAAAGAAGTTAAGGAATGCAGTATCCAAAGACCTTAAAGCAAATTGCAGGGTTTGGCTGTTTACTTCTTTAAGCCAAGCAGTTTCCTCTTGCTTTTTTAATTCAGTCAAAGTTTTTGCTTGAACATAATAGTTGTCAGACTTCTTGTTTGCCTGATACTGTTCTTTACGCTCATTCAGAAAGTAATTGTACACGAACCTAACACACCCGAAGTGTTTATCCAGCAACACTTTTTGGTCTTGTGTCGGTCTTAATTCAAAGCGATATGTCCTATATATTGTTTTCACGTTTACAAATATACTATATTTATACTAAATACGCAAGTTTTGTAAAAGTTCCGTCTTTGGGTAAAAACTTTCACAAAAACTTGCTTCGTTATGTCTAAAAAATCACAGTACATTTCTACAAATCGTTCAAAGCATTATCTCAAGTGCCATCTTATTTTTGTCTGCAAGTACCGTAAAAAGTTGCTTGTTGGTCAGTTAAAAGATGATATGCGTTCTATTCTTTTAAACATTACTTCTAATTCAGATTTTGAAATTGAAGTCTTTGAATCTGATTTAGACCACATTCACTTTCTTATTCGCTACATTCCTAGTTTATCCATTACTTCAATAGTTCGTAAGTTAAAACAAGAATCTGCCTATCACATTTGGCGTTCATCTCACAGGTCATTCTTATTTAAACATTTTTGGAAAGAACACACTTTTTGGTCAGATGGTTATTTCGTTTGCTCAATTGGTGAGGCTTCTCCTGATACCATTCGTGAGTATATTCTCAATCAGGGCTAGTCGCTTACATCCCACAAACTAAAGATTTGTGGGTTTTACGCTCCGTTTTATAAAAAATTTATTTATAATATTTGCTTTATATTCGGCATATATTCCATAAGAACCAACACCAGAATTACCACCATGTGTTGCATACCTATCAATCCAATATTTTTTACTTTCAAAAGGCATGTTAATTATATTAAAAATAAATATTTATAAAATCTGTTTGTACCTTATCATTATTTACATATTTATCAAAAACATAATTATCTTCTTTTTTTATTTCTTTATGTTTTAAATATCCTTCTTTATGTACTAAAACATATCTTGGAATGTTTTTACTTCTTGCAAAAAAACTAACATAAATATCATCCATTGATACATTACTACACCTATCATACCATTCATCCAAATCATCATACCATTCACGTTTAAATAATAATGTTCCACTACCAATAATATCTACTTTAACATCTTCATTCACATTTCCTAAACCTCTATATACTATTCTATTATGATAATATGACCTAATTGGTCTTGGATTTAATATTACCCCATGTAATGATACGTGTCCTTGATATTTTTCACAACCATCAATTAATTTTTTTAAATAATCCGAAGGATAAATTAAATCATCATCAATTAACGCAATATATGGGCTATTACCGTTATTTATATATTTTAATTTTTCATTACTACATTTTTCATTGTTTGTTCTATGTAATTTAATTTTTGAATTTCTCAACTCATTATTAACATATCCCCATTGTTCATCAGTATACAAATTACATGATATAGTAATTTTTTCCGCTTCTGGATTAAGCAATATTGAATTTACTGTATTTACAACATGTCCTTGTCGCCATAAAGATGCAATGTAAATATCTACTTTACTATTCATAATCATTTGGTTTTTTTCCTAAATTTGGAACACCTTGTGTTTTTGTTAACACTTGGTTAATCCATTTCTGTTTTAATTTTTTATTTTCTAATTGTTTAATAGCCCTATAATCACCAAAATTCCAAGACACCCAATCAATTGGTAAATATTTCGAATGAAACATAAAACCAATACCAGATATATTCCCTGCAATAATTTTTCCAAAACCATTATCATCTGGAACTATTCTTCCATTAATGTTTACTCTCCAAAGCAATAATTCATCTTCATTTTCAATATGATTCACTATTATACTTAAAGAATTTTCATTAATAAACATATCATCATCATCTAAATACATAATCCAACCTTCTTTTACATAGTTATGTAAAACATTTATGTGTAAATTCCAAGGTGCAGGATATGATGCCAAATTATCTGGTTTTGGTTGAACTTCTTGTAATTCTAATTTAATATAATCATCACAATAATCACAATCAATATCACTACCAACAATATGATTAATATTTTTATATGTTTGATTTAAAATTGAATCTCTACATATTTTAAAATGTTTAGGTCTATCGTGTGTTCTTGTTATAATATTAATAATTGGATTTTTATTTTCTTTATTTCTTTTAATTTCTCTTTCTTTATTTTCAAAATCGTTTACAAAATTCATCAATCTATTATAATCAACCATAAATCTTTCATTACCACCCAAAATTTTATTTCTACTTATAGATTCATAATGAATTGCAACAGCATCACTAACTGTAATATTTTTTAATCCATCGTATTTACATTTAATATTTAATTCAACATCTTCCAAACATTCAATATAGTTTTCATTAAACCCACCATATTTTAAAAATAAATCTTTTTTAATTAACATAAACCCACCAGTATTTCCCAATGAATCGTAATTAATACCAGTAAAATAATTTTCAGTTTTTCTAATATCTTTATGTGTAAGTCTTAAAATATTATTTTCTTTATACATTAAAATCCCATTATGTTGAATACTACCATCCCCATAATGTAATCTAATACCAATAGTACCAACAGTATCTTTATTTTGATTATAAATTTCAATACATCTACTAAGACTATCATTTAATAATTTTATATCATCATTACAAAATAGTATTAATTCTGTATCATTAGATGTATGATTTTTTACTACATCATTATTTATTTTAGCAAAATTATAATAATTATATTTTATTAATTTAATTTTATTTGAAAGAAATGAATCATATTCCTTAATTACACTTTCATCACTACCCGTATCAGCAATAATTATTTCATAATTATCATAATTAACAACATTATTCCAAGAATAAATATTATTTTTAATATACTTTAAATTATTTTTTGTTGGAATAATTACTGTTACTTTTGGCTCTGTTAATAAATTAACAATTAAATCATTATATTCTGGTAATATTGTTATTGGTAATTCATCATAATATTTTTCCGCTAATTGTTTTCTATTTTCATCCCATTGTTGATTTGTTTCACCAATTGATTTATGTAATATTCTAATATCTGTTGTTACACCAATATCACAACCATCAAGCCAATTTGGAATACAAAATGATAAATCATAAAGATGAAACCCTTTAAATTCTTCATCAAATCTATGTACAATCGTATCGGGATTAAAAGAAATAAAAAGACCATCAACCAAAACAACTGGTGTAATCACACCCTTTTTTTCTTTAGAATATTCACTTGTCCAAATAGAATATCCATCCGTATGGTCAACAATACCAACCATTTTTGTTCTATCTTCCCACCATACACAGGATTCAGGTAAATAGGTACTACCTGCAACACCAATAATATCAAAATTTGTTTGATTAAATTTAAAAAGCAATAATTTACCCCAATCTCTCGTACCTATAATAATATCATTATGACAAACAACAAATATAGAATCCTTTTTATAATGTTCTTTAATCGCTTTATTATAAATTTCAGTAAGACTATACTGATTAAAATTTGAATAGCAAATTACATCATGTTTAACTTTACCAATGGTATTGTTAATATGTTTAATAAATTTCTGATTTTCTTCTTCAGATAAATGGGATGAAAAAACAACAACAATATTATTTTTCATTTATAAAAAATTTAATATTTTGCAATATTAATATAAATAAATTAAATTATCAAATAAATTGTTGCATATGATTTTTTAAAATTAATTCATAATCATAAATTGCCCTCTCTAATGGGAATGGTATTCTAATCAATGCATTATCAGGAATATCAAATTCATTTGTATATTCATTATTGGCATATAATATTAAAAAATCGTAAAAAGGATTATTATAATATTTTTGTGATAATTTATCTAACCTATCACTACCACTACTCCAAAAAATATACTTATCACTAGTATTAACAGGTAAATCAACAAAAGGCATGGGTTCAATTGAACCATCAGGCTTTTTTAATATGGCATATCTATTATAATCTAATTTTGGCATAATAATAAAATTTATGATAAATTATTATTTGTTTTTAATTCGTTATATCTACTTTTCATATTATCAATAATATCCTTTTTTATTTCTTTAAAATATGCTTGTTGTTCCCTTGCAATTCTACTTGCCTTTTTATAAATCCCTGTATTAGTAAAAGTTGAATTGGCATAATAGTTATACGATACAGCATTTTGAAGTGCATCGATAGGTCCTGACAGTGATTGACCACCCAATACATTCATTTGTAATGTAACCTTTGCAATCATTGGTTGCATACCAAATCCTTCAGGATTCATATCCCATGTTGTATCGTTGTAATCAACAGTAACATTATTAATAATTACCTTTGTATAAAAGAAATCACCAACCCTTAAAATACATATTGGTTGCTTACCAAAAACTGAATTTTTTGATGTTAAATTATCTTTATCTTTTATATTTCTATTTCTAACTGAAGAACCTTGTCTAGTACATTGCTGTAAAAACGTTAATCTTTTATGAAAATCCTCTGGTGTTTGAGAATGATACATGGGTTTATAATGATTCGTTTTTATTGATTCAAAATTATCAAAAATCGCTTTATCTTCTTTTGTTCTTTCTGTAAATATATTATCCTTTCTATTTCTTGCTCTATATAATGTTGTATATAAATTTTCTAATTCTTTTTCTAATTCTTTTATTTCTAATTCATATTGATTGTCACTAACAGTACCATCTTCAGATATTGTTTTTCCATTATGAACAAAACTTAATTCAACCCTTCTATCACCTTTTACTTCATTAATATTTTTACCATCTACATCATCACTATAATTAGAACCTTTATTTACTATTTCAATAAAAATATCTTCATCAACAAAATCATTATTAGGAAATAATGCATTTAATCTTTTTAAAATAAAAATTTTTGCTGCTTCAAGTCTTCTTTCAACCAAAATTGTATTATAACCATCTATATTATCACCATGTCTTGATGCATAACCTTCAAGTTTAATACCAATAACCTTTTTATTATTATTATCAACATAAACTTCTTTTAATGTCTTATTCAATAAACAATTTTCATTAATTGCATTATATTGTGATGTATCTGCACTTAAAACATATATATTGTCATTTAATCCTGAACTACCTTCATCACCCTCTATTGTAGAATTTTTATTACTTATTTCATATTTATTATTATATATATAATCAATAACATTTGAAACCCCACCTTCTTTTGGATAATCATTTGGAAAATAAATTGAAGGTAAATTTTCTAAATTTAATCCATCAGCAACTATTTCACCAGAATTAATTAAATTATCTTTTTTTATATTATCTATTTCTTGTTTTATATCTTCAATTCTTTTTGTTAAATCACTAATACTAACACTATCTTCATAATAATCATCACCCCCAAAAGCAAAGAAATTAGCAATTTTCTTTTTATATTCTTCTTCACCCATATAGTTAATTAAATGAGGTGGATGGTCAATAAGGAGAACAAAAGAAAGTGTTGCACTTCTTTCTGAATTCATATATGTATATATTGGTTCATTTCTACCCACCATAACAGTAGAGTCAAATTTTGCTGTTGAAGTTTCATTAAGTTCAATTCCGTATGGTGGAAACCACATAATACGACCGTTGAACGGTCCTACCTCACTTATCGGTATTTGAGAACCATCTTCATCATCAATATAACCAATATTATTTAATTCATCCTTAACAGCAGTAACAGCAAGATTTTCAATGCTAAACATCATGTTTTTATTATCAACATTTCCTTTATCATCTCTAATTGGATGTATTTTTGGCATTACTGAATTATATATTACAGAATCTTTATTATTACCACTCTTATTATATGCTATATTACCATCAAACCTAATTGCCTTTACAAATTTATCATATTTATCCAATGCATTATGCTGACGAATACCTTCTTTTCTACCTTTAAAATTTTTTGATGAATATTTTGTTAATTCTTTTTCCCATACAGGAGAACCATTAAATCCATATATTCTTTTATTTAAATCTCTATATATTTTTTTGGTCATATCAACATAAAAACCAGATGATACGTTTAATAAATTTTTAGTATATTCAAGTAAACCTCTTTTAATTTTGAAATTTTCAATATTATTATTAATTAATTCTTTTGTATATTTATCCCTTGAATTATCTAAATTAAAATGTACAATTTGTCCAACACCATCCTTACCCCAAATTAAGTTATTTTGAATATCATCTTCAGAATCATAATTAGTTATAAAATCTTTAGGAATTTCTGTTAACTCTTGATTAGTTGTTTTACCATAAAAAAATGATATATCATGAATATCTGAAACATATTCTTCTGCACCAGCACCAGCATATGTTTCAGGTAATTTATCTGAATATGTTTTAATCATATCAGAACCATATAATATTGAATATGGATTATAAAAAAAATCAAATCTTTTTCCTTTCAATTCATCAATTAAATCTTTTTGTCCTTTTATATTATATTTAACACGATATTCATATAACGAATTAAATTTATAAAAATTAAAATTTAGTTGTCTAAACAATTCATTTAATTGACCTTTACCTGTATAATCAACAATTTCATTTTCGTTTATAATATGTTCATAATTACTATCAATACGTTGTGATTTATAAAATGATGGTGATAATAAATTATCAACAAAATCAAAACCAGTAATATTTAATTTAGTAATACTATAATCAGCAGGTTTACTAAAAATTGGTTCATTCGTAAATAAATTTTGAATATTAATACTTGGTAGATAATCGGCAGTAGTACGTGCTGCTTGTGATACAGCATTAAATGTCATTTGTTTACCTAACATAACACTACCAATACTTTCCAATGGTGTTATGTTACCAAATAATCCAAAATCAATTCCACGACCAATTAAAGTATTTGATAAATTTAATGAATTATATTGAGGTATAACATCAAGAAGTGCATTTCCAAAATTACCTAATTTAGTATCATTATTAAATCTAAATAAATTTCCAGCACTTGATGTAGCATAATCTTTATAATCTAAATCAAAACTATATCTATTTTCTTTAAGATTTCTATATAATATAAAATTTATAAATTCATCAAAAGTATAAACACCATCACCATAATGGATATTATTTTTATTGTCAAAATTATTTAAATTTAAAATTACATTAAGAAATTCTTCAAGAGTATAATTTATATCATTATAAATAATATAATCTTTTCTTATTAAATTTGAACTATTTTCAGGTAAATTAATATCCATTGGTATATAATCCTATATATTTTTAATAAATACTTGTTAAATTGTTTTATATGTATTATCTTTACATTGGGAAAATATATTCTTTTTCGAAAAATTTAATTTTGAATTAAACCAATTCCTTTATTGAGGTGTGTTAATAATTTTTAATTTTTAAATTATGAATTATAATGGTAAGATTTTTTTAAATGAAAAAAATTTTAAATTTTTGAATATAATATGCCCTTCATCTAAGTTTTTTGTTAAATTCGTAGAATTTAATTATAAACATTATAACTTTGATTTTGTTTCGTAGAAACGAAAAAAGATTTTGAATAGAATTTTTATTTACTTTTATTTGAAATAAATAAATATTACCTTTTTATTGTTTTTACATTGAAAATAAAAATCTTGGCAAAGTTATAAAAAATTTTTGACATTTGCAAATTTTTATTGTTTTTATTTTTATTAAATTATTTTTTAATTTACCTTACCAAGTTTAGCATCATTTGATTTTTGAACAGCAATTCTATTCGTAAATGATTTATTCATTAATTTTTCACCATCAACTTCAAGCGTTACATCAGTTTGAATAGGTATTGTATTTTTTTCAAATTCTACTTTTAAAGGTGTTTTTAATAATGCTGCAAGTTCAGCAAATACACTACCTTTATTTGTATTCACACTTGAAATTAATTTAACTGCACTTTCAACGGCTTCAAAATCTTCTTTTGTTCCAGACATTACTGCTTTTATATTACCAAAAGCATTACCTACCTTTTCAACAGCATCGGCATGTTTTGCTATTGTTTTCATTGTTAATGCAAATACTCCCAAACCTAAAGCACCTGCTGTAAAACCCATCATTGCTAATGATAATGCTCTAACACCAAGTCCAACACTAAGCATTGCATCACCAGCACCTTTACTTTTTTCAATCATTTCACCAATTCCTTTTGCCATAATTCCTATTCCAACAGCAGCAATACCAACAGCAGCACCTATTCCTAAAGCAGCAACACTAAGTGCATATAATCCTGGAGCAGCAAGGTAACCAGCAGCACCTGCAATAGCAATACCAAGAGCAGCAGCAGGAAACGAAATGGCTAATGTCATGGCAATTCCTTTTAAAACAGATAATTGTTTTTCATCCAATTTGCTCATAGAATCGGCAAGTTTACTAATACCAACAGCAGCAAGTGCAACACCGCCACCAATTCCTAAAGCAGCAGCACCAATACCTGCACCAGTACCAAGTCTTTTCATTCCAATACCCTTTGCTTCAGCACCAGCACCAATACCAGTACCAAGTCTTTTCATTCCAATACCCTTTGCTTCAGCACCAGCACCAATACCCCTTCTCATATCTGCTAAACCACTACTTCCTTTTCCTGTTGTTGGTGTTAATGAATCACCAATACCAACACTTTTACTAGAAAGACTAGAAAGACCACCAGAATTAGTTGCTGCTAAATTTCTAAAACTTAATTTATTATATGATATGTAATTATCAAATGCTCTATTAAGAAGTTTTGAAGAAAGAAAAAATAATTTAGCACCAGCAAATAATGTGGTAGCAGCAATAACAATACCCTTTCCTTCAAATAATTTATCTGAATACTTACTTATCCATAACAATGCTTTATTTATATTATTTAATAATGGTAATAATCCTGCTTTTAACATTTCTATTGTTGCTTTAAATGTTTCATCAAAAGTCATTGCTTCTTTTGCACGGTCTTTTAATAGTTTTTGTTCTTGTGCAAAAGATTTAGCCTGTTGTATTGTTAATTCACTGATATTTTTCATATCTTCACCAAGTTGAACTTGAAATTTACCAGTTTGTTGATTAAAAAATGCAGCACCTTCAATTAGTTGTTTTTGTTCATTTGTTAAACCCATACCAGATAATTCCTGTGACATTTTTCCGATATCAAATGCTCTTAATGCCATTTCTGTCATTTTATCCGTAGTAATACCCAATGCTTTACCAGCAGCAGCAAGCCTATCACGGTCAGCAGGACTAATAAATTTTTCAAAAGTACCATCACTATTTTTACGAAGTGTAACAATACCCTTTGTCATTTCCCCAATTTTTGCTTGAAGTTTAGCAGGGTCATTACGTGCAAAATATAGTGTTTCAAACATATCCAATTTAGCAAATTCACCACCCATTACCTGTAAATTTGCTACCATACCAATAGCCCCTTCAAGTGTTCTTGCAATTTCAGCAGAATTTAATGCATCGGAAATATCAACTTTAAATTTTTCAGCATATTCTGCCATTTCTCTAAAACCTCTAACACCCTGTTGAAAATGGAAGGTTTGTAGTTTTTTAAAATTATCAGTAATATTTTTTAATACTTTTGTGGTATTAACACCCATTCTTTCAGAAGTATCAACAACACCCTGAACATAATCTAAAGCACCTTTTGTATTAATACCAATTGCTTCAAATTGTGCTGAAAGTTTAGTTGCCTGTTCAATTCCAAGACCAGTACCTTTACCAATAACAGTAATATCCTTAACCATATCTGATGTTAATGCACGTGACCTACCTGTTTCATCGGCAAATCCAGTCATCATGGTTTGAATAACTTCAAGATTACCACCCAATCTAGCAACAAACATTGCACTTCTTTCAAAAGAACCTCGCATTAATTCTGCTTTGTTCCCACTCATTCCTAGATTAAGAATGGTATTTTTTATGATTTTATCCTGTTGTTGTAAATATTTATAACCACTTACTAATAAATCAAAACTATGTTTTAATGAACTTATAATATCTTTTCTTCTTTTATATTCATTATCAAGTTCGTTATTTAATACTTTTTGAACATCAATTAATTTATTGTATTGTTTTAATTGTTCATCTGTTAAACCTTTAGTATTATTTTTTAATTGATTTACAATTTTTTCATTATTTGCAATAATTTCAACAGTAATTGCTCTAGCACGTTCATAATCACCAAGATTAATTAAAGATTTTCTTGATTTTTGAAGTTCTTTATTTAATTTTTGATATTCTTCAAATGTTTTTCTAACTTCTTCAGGTGACATTTTGCTCATAGTGATAATATTTTACTATAAATAGTTATTGGTAAATTTTAATAAAATTTTAAATTACGATTATTATAAATAAAAAAAGACCAAAATTTTAAAATCTTGGTCTTTTTTTGATTTCTTTTTCTTGTAGTTTTTTTAATTCTTCCATTTCTTTTTCAAACAGATATAAAAAATATCTTCTTCGATAAACGGGTATATTTTCAATATATTCGCTTTGAAATTTAGCGTGTTTAGTAAGAACATAAATTTCTTCATTTACCATTTTTTTATAATCTTCCGCTAGATGCTTGGGAAAAAAAAATCTAAACCAATTGTTAAATTAGCATTGAAAGTATATCCATCTTTAGCAGTAAAGACATAATCCATATCAACATCAGGACTAACATCCAACATTTTTTTACGAATTGCGTATGCATCCAATGCTGGCATTGCATCAACAAACTTACTAATATATGTTTTATTAGTATTACCATCTATTGATACAATACTTGCAACTAATCTCATGGTAGAATACTGACTAAATTCTTCATTTTTTGCTTCTTTTAAAGATTCAGCAGTTTTATATATTCTTGTATCTTCACCAACAGTTAATAGTTTAAAAAGTACATTTTTTTTACGCATTGGTAAATCAACACTAAACAAACCATTATCGTTTGGTTTTTCTTCAATTTTTTTATATTTAAGTTTTGTTAAATCAACTGTTGTTTTAAATGGAACACCTGTTCTTGGGTCAGTTACTTGAACAGTATAATCAGAACCATAACTTGTTATACGTAAAAACAGTAAAATTGCATTACGGTCACCTGGTAATAAATCTTCTGGATTAACATTTGGTGTTTTTATTTTTCTTTTCAATAGTAAGTCTAAAACAACACCACTTTCAATTAATGATGAAGTAGTTAATAAATCTTCATCTTTTGATGTCATATATTCGACATTTATTTCAGAAAGACCATTTTTATAAAATAAACCTTTAGATGGTAATTTAACAATTTCATAAGTTGTAATTAAATCTGGGTCGGTTTCTTTAGACATGGCTTTTTCAAATTCTTCATGATTAAATTGTTGTAAATTAGGTGTATTTTCTTGTGGTTTTGGAATGTTGATTTGATTTGTATTTTCATTTTCAACATTATCTTTTTGACTTCTATATTTTTTTAGAAGGTCAGAAATACCCTTTTTTTGAGAAAAATTTTTTTCTTCAGACATTTTTATAAATTTTTATAAATAACCATTATTTTTTTTATAAATACTACAAAAAAATAAAATTATAAAAATTTCAAGATTTTTATAAAAAAAACGTATTATATATATAGAAAAATATTAATTAAAAATGAGTAATATGATTTTAGTTATTTATGTTGGTGTTGCTAATATTAGATTAGCAGATATTGAAGATTTTGTAAAAAAAGTTACAAAAAAAATTACACCTGAAAGATTTGAAGGTGAAATAATAGTTATACCAACAAATACAATTGATACTAAAATTGAATGTATTAATCCGAGATATGTTACTGAAGAAGCATTAATTAAAGAACATAATGAAATGATGAAAAAATTAAATAATTTACTTAATTATCAAATAAATGAATTAGAAAATGAAAATAAATAAAAAAAATGTTGGAATTGATATTGATGAAATATTAAGGGCGAAATGGTTACAATTTGATAAGTATTATGTTGAAGAATTTGGTTTAGATGGTGTTCCAAAAGAACAGGAATATGTTTATGATTTCTTTAATAATTATAAATTTAATGATGTTGAAGAAATAATTAAAGAACTTAAAGAGCCAGAAGATATTCCAGAAAATATAAGTCCATTAGAATATCAATTGAATGATAAAAATGAAGCACCTGCTGATTTTTTATTATTTAAAAAGGAGAATAAAATAAAATTAACATCAAAAGAAGTTTATAATAGATTCATGTATGAAGATTACTTATTTGAAATACATGGTTCAGCACCGATGATGTATAGAAATATGGATGTTGATGTTAATAAATTTTATGATAAATATTGTGATACTGTTAATTTTACATTATTTTCTGTTGAAAATAGATTTAGTATACCACCCACATTATTCTTTTTAAGTAAAATTAAAAGTAGATTTGAAAACATTCGATTTGTAAAAAAATCTATTGAAATGTGGAATAATATTGATATTTTAATAACAACAGACCCAGAAATATTAAAATTAGGAACACCTTGGTTTAAAAAACTAATAAAAGTAAAAAGACCATATAATGAAAAGTTTAATTCATATTCAATGGAAATTTTACAAATAGCAGAATTAATAGAAAATAAGGATTTTGAAAAAATAATAAAATATAAAAAAAATGAAAATGGATAAAAATATTGAAAAATCAATTGAAGATGTTGAAAAAGAAAAATTTGAAAAAATTAAAATTTCTTTAAATAATTTAGAAAATAAAAAATCTAAATTTATTTTTTGTATACCCGAATCACAATCACCAGTAGCAAGTATATATGAGTTATATTTTCATGCCACTGTTGTAAAAAGAATGGGATATGATGTAATTATATTCACAGAAAAAAATGATTATGTAAAACCTAATTGGATTGAGAGTGAATTAACCGATATTAAACATTTATCAATGGATGAAAATAATAAATTAAGTGTCGGTCCTGAAGATATTATGATAATTCCTGAAGTTTATTCAAATATCATGGAACATACTAAAAATTTACCTTGTTTAAGAATAGGATTTTTACAATCTATTGATTATATGTTAAATAGTTTAATACCAGGTATAAATTGGGAAATGTTTGGTATTAATAATATTATTACTACTTCAAAAACACTTGAGGAATTTATTGAATTATATTTTGGAAAAAAATATAAAACTAAATCATATACAATAGGAATTCCTGATTATTTTGAAAAAACAGAAAGACCAAAAAAACCAGTAGTATCAATTATTGGTAGAAATCCAAATGAAATTAGTAAATTAGTTAAATTGTTTTTTCTTAAATACCCTGAATTTAATTGGATTACTTTTGACCCAATGTTAACTAAAAGTAAACCACCACAACAAATGCGTAGGGTTGATTTTGCAAAAAGATTGAGTGAAAATTTTGCTGCTGTTTGGATTGATAGAATCTCAAGTTTTGGTACATTTCCTCTTGAATGTATGAAATCAGGCGTTGTTCCTATTTGTTTAAAACCAGATATTATTCCTGAATATATGGTTGAAAGAAGTGAAGATGGTGATAAACCAATAAAAGCAATTGATAATTGTGGCGTTTGGACTAATAATTATTATGATTTACCAATTTTAATTGCAGATACATTAGTCAAATTTTTAGATGATAATATATCTAAAGAAATTTATGATAATATGGATAAGATTGCATCAAAATACAATCAAGATAATTCTGAAAAAGAATTGGTTGAGATTTATAGTGGATATGTAAACGAAAGAATTAATTTATTTAAATCCGCATTAGAATCTAATAAAAATAACAATAATGAAAATACTAAAGAAAATGAATAGTACATCAATAATAATTCCAATACATGAATTTAATGATAATATTTCAACATATTTAAATAAAGCGATTGAATCAATTATAAATCAACAAGAAGTTGAAAAACCAGACGTTTTAATTGTTTATTCATCAACAATAGAAAATGAAATTAATAATTTTATTAAAGAAAAATATTTTAATTATAATTTTAAACTAATAAAAAATAATGGAAATACTGATTATCAATCTCAGGTAAATCTTGCTGTTGATAGTGTTAATACTGATTATTTTACTGTTCTTGAATTTGATGACGAATTGGGGTTAACGTATTTAAAAAATATTAATGAATATGTAAAAGCATATCCCAACATTGATATTTTTTTAATAATGATGATTGAAGTAACAAATGAAAATAAAGGTATTAAATTAACTAATGAAATGGTTTGGTCACAACAATTTGTTGGTGAAAATGGTGAATTGGGATATTTGAATTTAAATTCAATAAAACAATATACTGATTTTAAATTAAGTGGTGCTGCAATAAAAAAATCTGAATTTATTAATTTGGGTAGATATAAAAGAAACATAAAACTAACTTTTATGTATGAATTTATTCTTAGAGCATTAAATAATGCATCTAAAATATTTGCAATACCAAAAATCGGATATAGACATTTAATTAATCGTGAAGGTAGTTTATTTGATGGATATTTAAAAAATATGCCAATGGATGAACGAAAATTTTGGTTTGAAACTGCGTTTAAAGAGTCTAATTTCACTACAGATAGAGAAATTGATATAAGTAAACTTCAAGAAAAATAAACATTTTTATTTATAAATTTATTTAAATATAAATATATAATAAAAAATGAATATGAAAAATATGTGAAAATATCATATTATTTTTAATGTTTTTTATTGAATGGAAAAAGAAGAAACTAATCAATATTTTGGTGAAAAAGAAGAAAGGGCTGTTATAAATTATATTAAATCAAATTCTAAAGAAGAAAAAAATAGAATTTATAATGAGATTTTAATAGAACCATTTAGAAAAATGATACAGTCAATATTAAGAAGATATCCAATACATATTGGTAATTATGAAATGGAAGAAATTGAATCAAATGCTCTTAGCCATATGATTGACCAAATGGTTAAATATAAACCATATATTATTGAATTTTATCATGATGGAAAATGGATTAAATTGGGTGATGGTTATAGATTCTTATATAAAAAAAATGCTGATGAAAAATTACTTTCGTTAAAAAATAATAATGAAAATATTAAATATAGAATTTTCTGTTCTAAAGCATATAGTTATTGTCAAACAATTGTTCGTAATTACTATAAAGACCATAGTAAAAAAACATATAACGATAAGATGGTTAATTTATGCTACGATGAATATATAGAAGAAATTAATAAAGAAAATGACTATATTTATGAAATGGATATTGATTATCTTAATAAATTAGAAATATTAATTAATAATATTATAAAAAAAATTCAAAATAAATTAGAAAACGATAAAAATTTAAAAAAAAATGAAATTATTGTTGGGGATGCTATAATAAATATTTTATCAAATTGGCAAGAATTATTTATGGAAGAAACACCAGAAGGTAATTATAATAAAAAAATAACAAATAAATTTACAAAAAATAAAATTCTATTATTTTTAAAAGAACAAACAGGATTAAACACAAAAGAAATAAGAATGGGAATAAAACCATTTAAAGATATTTATTTTTTTGAAAAAAAAGAAATATATGATGATTAATAAATTTTAATTATTACTATTTATATGTACTAAAACTAATAATTATGGCAAGACCTAAACGTAAAGAATTAAAATTTGATGAAGAAAGTGTTAATAAACTACTTCAAGAAATATATAATGAATCCCATAATATTAAAGCAAAAATCACTAGATTATTTACTAAATGGGAATTAAAAGTAAAAGACAATGGAGAAGTTGCTGCTATTGGTGACCAAATTGTTAAACTTATTGCTGCTGAAGCAAAAAATCAAGACCAAAAAATAATGTTACTTAAATATCTTAAAGAAGTTGTTTTTGAGAAAAAAACCGAAAAAACATCTTCTGATGATGAAGAAAAGGGTGATGTTACTGATGCAAGAAGAAATGAATTATTATCATTTGTTGCAAAAGAAATAGAACGTAAAAGAAAAGAAAGTAATGAGTAGAATTAACAATAAAAGAAATGTCTTTTCAGACATTAAAGCATTTTCTTCTAAATCTGGAAATAAACCAGAAGTAAAAGATAGTTATTCTTCTGTTAATAATTCTAAAGATTCTATTTCATTTATGTTGGATGTATTAAAAGCAATTGCAGGAACTGAAGCATTAAAATTTTTAATTGGTTCTTTTCTTGTTGATATATTAAATAATTCAGAATCTCAATTAAAAAGTGGATTAAAAAAACAATTTGTTCAATCAAATGCCGATAACTCATTACCAGAATTTGATGTAAATGTTAAGGTAAAAACTCTCGATAGTAAAAAAAAATTAAAAGTATTGCCAACAGATGAAGAAAAGGGTGGAAATTTATTGTATGGTGATTCGAATAATAATGGTGATAGAATGTTAAGAAATGCCATTAATAATCCAAGTTCAAATATTCCTTGTCACAATACATTAGTAAATTATAATCCTGATAATGATAGTTTTTTATTAAAGCCTATAGATGTAAATGTTGGTGATTATTTTAATAATTTTATTGATAATACAAATATAATAAATTCAGATGAAATTGTTGGCAATGCAATGGATAAATTATTTGGAACATTATCTAAATCACAAAATAAAACAAAAGAAGAGGTTTTAGATGAACTTTTAACTGAAAAAATATTAGAAAATGTTTTAAATGATGAAGATAATCCATATGATGTTAATATAGAAAATTATCCTGATTTAGATTTAGAAGCGGAACAAATTTCTAATGGTTTAGTAACTTATGATATTAATTGTAAAATAGTTCAAGGTTTTATACCTGAAGAAATTGAATACGAAGTATATTATGGTGAATTACCAATGGAATCATTACAAAAAATGATGGTGGATATAAATGATTCTAATAAAAATCCTAATGAAGTTGGTAATATTGTTAGTGATATAATGGAAAATAGCATAAATACTTCTGATGATTCCGATAAAAGAAGTTTTAAGGACGGTTTTTTTGTTAAATTTATAAAAACAATTATTCTTAAATTATTAGAAGCAGTTACAACAGCACCACAAGTAAGAATGTTAATGGCAATATATAGTGCTATTGTTAATAATGGTGAAGTTATGTTAGAAAAAGCAAAAGATGATTTAAAAAAATGGAAAAGAATTATTTTTTGTATGAAAAAAGAAATTATGCTTATTGTAGGTGCATTTATTTTTGCTTTAGTTGTTAAATATTTAGTTAAATTAATTAAACCAGAAATAAAAGAACGAATGAAAGAAAGATTAGAATCTTGGGAAAATAGTCTTATGTCATTAGTTTCAACAATAAAATCTAAAATATTATGATTATAGACCAAAAAGTTAATAAACAAATAGTTGGTGTGTATTTAATTGATGGTAATGTTAATGGTACACAAATGGCTACAACTTCTAAACCTAATTTAGTTAGAAAAATATTAACAAGATTAATATTGGGTTGGAAATGGGTTAATGTAAAAAAATTAAAAACATTAAAATAAATATAATGAATATTGATTATACCAATATTGATTCTATTATTGGTGGTTTTACTAAAATTTTAAAATTATCATCAATTGGAAGTCCACCACCAATACCAACACCATTAATTTTGGTTGGTGTTCCACAACGTGGTGGTTTATCTGCAAGTAAAATTGCACATGAAATTATTAAAAGAAAAAGTGAAGCAGGATTACCAATTGGTGTATTACCAAATGGCAATGCAAATCCTGATGAAATTATGGAAAAAATTAGAGTTGAAGAAATAATTAAAGCACTTCAAACTGATGCAATTATTAGTGTTGCTATACCACCAGGAATAACATTATCTGCTGCGGGAATATCACCAGCAGGTCCTGTTTCAGTATATGGTTCAACAATTACGATAACAAAAGGATATGGTATAATACAATAAAAATATGGATTTAACAGATTATACACAAATAGAATTACTAAAATATAGTAATGATATTAGAAGTGAACACGAATCACTTAAACAAGAAATTATTAAAGATTTATTGACGGTTGAAGAATTACAAAATAAAATAAACGAAAATTTAAAAATTTTAGAAGATTTAAAAACATTAAATAGTTTAATACACGAAGAATTAGATAAAAGATAATAATATGTTAGATAGTTATATAAATAAAATAACACATACTAGTAATCCATTAAGAAAATCACCATCTACAATAGTACCACAAAGAACAATTTTTTATGGTACTGTTTTAGATATTGATGATAAGACTGATGGTATGAGAATTAAAGTATATATTCCAGATTTAGATAGTCAAATAGATAAAGATAATCCTGAAAATTTATCGTGGTGTTATCCCTTATTACCAAAATTTTTTCATGTATATCCAAAAATTAATGAAACGGTTAGGGTATTCATTGAAGATATTAGTTTTAATCAAAAAGGTAGATTTTGGTTAGGTAGTATTATATCACAACCACATAAAATTGGTGGTGATTATATTTTTAGTGCAAGGTCTAATATTGATAAAGAAATGGGATTAGCACCTGAAAAAGCACCATCTACATATCCAGATGCTGAAGGTATTTACCCTACAAAAACAGATGTTGCAATTATTGGTCGTGTTAATACTGATGTTATATTAAGATTAAATGAAGTTCATATACGTGCAGGAAAACATGAAAATGATAATCCTTTAAAATTAAACATAAAAAATCCAGCACAAATTAGTTTAGTTTTTGAACCAAATATAGAAAAAAAAGATGAATATCAAAGTAATATTATCATGACCAGTGATAAAATTGCTTTAATTTCACATGATGGTAATCCAAATTTAAAAACAACAAAATTAAAATTTGAAGATAGAAAAAGAATATTTGATAATACACATCCTTTAGTTCGTGGTGATGTGTTATTAGAAATTTTAGAAATATTTAGAAATGTTTTAATTAATCATATTCATGGATATTCTGCATTACCAGCAGAAAAAACAGAAATAATTAGAATGTTGGAAGAACTACAATTTGAACCAATGCTTCAAAAAAATATTGTTATTAATTAAAAAAAGCAATTATATAATTAAATATAATTGCTTTTAAACTTAAGAATAAATAATATTTACATATTAAGAATACATCTCCAAGGTTGTAATTCTAATGAAATTTCAGTTAGGTCATCACTACTATAATCATTATCACCAAAATCAATACTAATAATTTGACAATCTTCAAGTGTCCATTTTTCAATAGCAATACCCGTTGGGTCTAACGATTCTAATGTTATGGTTTTTTTATAACCAGCAGCATAACCCATACGACCAGTTATGGATTCTGCATGTAAACGAACCCATTCCATGAGAATTTGTGAGGAAGAAGGACCGATTGGGTCAAGAAAAGTAACATTAACCGAATCCCATGTATATCTACCCGCAACATAATTCTGTTCATTCATGTATGGTATTTCAATTTTATTTATTTTCATTGAAGGTCTTTTAAATTTACGAATTGCCCAAGTTTCAATACCAATATCAGTACCAAAATGAGCAAAATATCTATTTTTTCTTTTTGGTTCGTGTTGCATTGGCACTTTTATTAACATATCACCCATATCATATATATTTAATTAATTCAAATTTATTTTTTTTATAAATAGTTTTAATTCTCTTTTTTTATTCTGGAATTATACCTGTTCTTAAATATTGTCTATATTCAGATTTACTTAAATCAGCAATGGATTTTTTTGGTTTTTCGACAATTATTTCATTTTCTTTTTCAATTGTTTCATTTTCTATATATTCTATTTCTGAAAAATTATCGTTTTTTATATTTTCTTCCATACTATATTCATTTTCAGGAATTTCTTGATTAATTTCAATTTTATCATTATAGTTAATGTCTGAATTAAATTTGTGTTCTAAATCAGATTGTTTTTTATATTTTTTTCCCATATCTATATTAATATTTTAATTAATTATTTATATATAAATAGTCTTATTATTAAAATTATCAGTTTTTATTTTTTTAAATAAAAAAGACCTCACATTTGAGGTCTTTTTTTGTAAACTTTTATTTTTTTATTCTTCGAAAGATGCACCTGAAGGTGTAATTGTAAATGTAATACCAATATATTCAAGAGTACGTGTTGGTTTTAAAAATATTTCACCATATAGTTCATTTCTATCACGTGTTTCTGGGGTATTATTAGTATCATCCATTTTTATTTTAAAATCATATAAACCTCTTTCTCTTTTTATTGCTGCTAAAGCAGGATTTGCTTTAGCCAAGAATTCGTTAATAACATCTTGGTCGTTTTGTTCAAATAATAATCTAACAGCAATGTTAGAAATTAAAACTTTAATTCGAAGAAGTAATCTACGAACATTAATTCTATCTAACGCACCTTCTTTTTTCTTTAATGTTTTTTGACCAAAAATTGCAGTACCAACGTCTGAAAAATATGCAATTGGATTAATTCTTCCACTATAAAGAATATCACGTGCTTCAAGACTTAATTTATATTTTGGTTGTTTTGCATTAATTGCACCACGATTTAAACCAGCAGGGGCATACCAAGGAAAATTAACCTTATCAGTATATGCCATTGCACGTAAAACTTCACCAGTTGGTGGAATGTAAATATCAGAAATATTTTGTGTGTCTTGAATTTGAATCCAAGGAGCATAAGTACAAGAATAACTACTATCTATTTCTGTTAAATCTAATGCTTCTTTATAAGATTCAGCATTATCAACATCTGCATTACGACTATTACCGACACTAAATTCAATTCCGATATCAGGAGAATCAATAACATATAAACTATCTGCTCTTTTTTCTTCAATCATTTCAATTGTATCTTTTACTAATAATTGATGGTCAGCCCAATTAATACCAGGAGTTGCAAATAAATTTATGGTAACTTCTTCAGGATTAGCAAAAGTATCTATTGCCATTTGCCATGCTTGAAAATCATTTGTTGGTGGAAATAAAGGATTGTTCGGATAACCACTATATATGCCACCTTGTTGATATCCATCAGTATTAGAACGTGAAATACGATGAACATCCCAACCATCAAATCCACCTGCGGGAACTAAAGTAAATTTTCTTGTTTTAATATTATTATATTTATTGTTAGGATTATCAATGTCTTTATATGTTTGAAAAACATCCATACCACAATCAAATTCACCAACAAATGAAGTATTGGTTATGGCAGTAGCAGTTATATCCATATGAAATCCTTTAGATTTAGTAAATCCAGTAACATATGGACTTGATTCAAAATAACCATTATAGTTAAACATATTTTGATTAAATCCATTGTTTGTACCATATCCTTTTTCTGAAATACCTAAATATGCTTTTTTTACATCTTCTCTTACTAAATATGACCTTTTATAAAATATTGTTGGTGAAATACCTGTTGTTGTATTATCCCCTGTTGATTTTGTGCTATAATCATTTAAATAATACCCTTCAAATCCAGCAGGAAATACTCCATCAGAAATATTATCAGCAATTTCAACCATAATATAATTATTTTTTAATTGATATTCACCATCAATAGTACCAATTTTTTTACCAATATAGTTGTTTGATTCTTTAATCATACTACATTTAATGAATGATTTAAGAATATTAACATTATCATCAGTATCATAAAAACTACGAATTATTACATCAAATGTTAAACTTGTTGGGTCTATATTTTCAATTGAAATTTTTATTTCTTCATTAGCAGCATTACCATCACTAATACTGATAAATTTAAATAATCTATCAACTACATTACCCTTAACTTGTGATACTACCCAAGGGGTTTCTGGTGTTCGAAATTGAGAATTAAAACTATCAGTAAAATTAGTTGAACTACCTGTTATTACTTGAGTATTAATACCATATCCTAAATCATCTGTTTTTAGTTTTTTCATCAATTCAGGATATACTTCTTGTACCCAAATTTTTGTTTTTTTACTTTTTGGTTTATTACCAATAACATTTGGTAGAAAACTAGCATCATCAGGATTTAATGAAACCGTATATGTTTCAGTTTTATCTATACCATTTTCTTCAAACACAACTTCAATATCAAATCTTCCATATAAATCACCAATATCAAATAATGTTTTATTATTCTTTATTTTAAGATTTTTTGTATAAAATTTTGTTTTTTGTGGTTCATTAATAGGAATTTTAGAATCACCATTACTTCTAATTATTGCCAATACCATATTTTCATAGTTGATGTATGATTTACCTGTGTAAGTGGTTGCAGTATATAGAATACCAGAATCACCACCTTCTTGATAATCTTCAACATAATAATCATATACGGTTTGTGAAAATGTGTTATTAATATTATTTTTTGTATAACCACTTTTTATTGTACCAGTTTGTCCATTAAAATAGATATTATGACCATAATAAGTATTATCAGTTAAACTTGTATTATCAGTAATTGTTGATACAATATTAATACTATCAGGGTCTAATCCAGCACTTAATGTTAACATCCAAGCATTTCCCGCATCATAACCACTTAAACCCAATACTCTGGTAACCCATAGTTGATTTGATTCGTTTAAATATGCATTAGCAACATAGGGTAATTGGTATTGTAAATTACCATCCATTCTTTTGGTTGATTGGTTTCCAAATATTTCCTTAAATTGTTGTTTATCTTCAATATAAACAGGTTCAAAAGCAGGTCCTTTCATAGTTTCGCCAACTAAACCCAATGTTGTTATTCCTACATTACGTGTCACAAAAGTTAAATCACGTTCTTTAAATTTTACACCTGGAGATGTGAATACAAAATTTCCCATATTTTTTATTACTTTACTATATTATTTATTATTTTTCTATTTTATGTTCTTTTTCAATAAATACTAAAAAATAATCGAAAAGAAGATTTAATAGTATTATTATAGTATTGTAATTCTTTATAATAAAACAACAATTTTGAGTTATTTTTTATTTTTTATTACTTTTTTTTAAAATTTTTGATTTTTTATTAAAATTTTAAATTTTTTTATGAAAAAACCCTAAAATAATAATTTGAAAATTTTTAATATTTTAGTTATTTTTGTAATTCGTATTTATAAAAAATTTTAATTATGAATAAATCACAACGAATTTTTTTTAATATTAACGACCCATCAAATAATGATAAATTTATAAAAGTTAAACTTGAACAAAAAGTTAAAACTTTGGAATTTATGTCATTAAAATTTAAAACAGAAGATGCTTATAAAAATTTTAATTCTGATTATGGTATTTTAGTGGGAAGGGTTATTGCAAACGATAATGTTGGAATTCCTAATGCAAAAATTAGTATATTTATACCACTCAATGAAGAAGATAAAAATAATGATGAAATTTATAGCATTTATCCTTATGAAACGCCTAGAGATTTAAATAATGAAGGTAAACGATATAATCTATTACCACGTGTTTCTGAATTAGACCAAGAAAAAAATATTTATAAACCAAAACAACCATTTGGTTCATTCCCAATAAAACCAGAACTAGTAACCAACGAAGTTTTATTTAATGTATATAAAAAATATTATAAATATACTGCTGTTACCAACAAATCAGGTGATTATATGATTTTTGGTGTACCAACAGGAACGCAAACAGTACATATGAGTGTTGATATTACAGATATTGGTGAATTTTCAATGACACCTGCTGCAATGGTAGTAAATTTAGGATATTCTCCTAATCTTTTTACTGATAATAACACAAAAATAAAAGAAAGTTCAAATTTGGATGATTTACCACATATAGAAACACAAGAAATTAATGTGGATATAATACCATTCTGGGGTGATAAAGAAAATTTTGAAATTGGAATAACCAGACAGGATTTTAAAATTAAAGCAACAATTAGTGGTCAATTTACTATTTTTGGTAGTGCTTTTACTGATGACTATGAATCAAGATGGGCTAATAATTATCAAAATAAGGATGAAAATGGTAATTATTTTAAAAAATTTGGTATTGGTCAATTATATAGAGTAAATGACCAATATAATAGTATTAATATACAAAATAAGAGAATTGGTAATATAACCGAAAAAATATATTATTATCCTAATAATGTAACAGATAATGAAATTAATACAACCAATTCTACAGAAATAAATAATCTTTATAAAAAAATGATATTATTAAATCCATCTGAATATACAACACATAAAAGGAATGGTGATTTTATTTTTATTGTTAATTGTAACAGAAAAAAAATGATACATAATGAAGAAGGAACTCTTATTGAAGTAAGCGATTTAACACAAGGTGGTATATATACCGAATTTAAAGGATTTATAACATTAGAAATTACTGAAGATGATTTATCCACACCTAATCTAAGACTTGAAAATGTTATTGGAAATGAAACACGTTCGGTTACTTTATTCAGAACAAGAATTAAAATACCACAACATACCACTAATTATCAAACTGTAAATACATCTCAATGGAGAAATAGTCATTTTACATTTAAATCAAATAAAATTTATAGCGTTTCAAAATTTAACGGTGTTGTTTATAATAAAAAAGGAACAGAATCGGCAGTATTTAGTAATGGATTTGAAATAGATGATAAAATTAATAGATTAAAAAAAGACCCGTTTTTTACTGTTGGTGTTATTAAAACTACAGATGATTTTCCGAGTAATGGTTTTACTGATGATAATAAAAAAATTTTTGGTGCAAATTGGCTAAATTTTTCTATTTATCTTCCACAAATGGGATATGTTAGAAGTGCTGAATTTGGTGGGTTAAGAATTAACACATGTTTTAGTTATGATACAGAAATTAGCGGTGAAGTTCAATCGATTAATGATAATAGTTATCCAATTGCAGCAAATGATATCAATACCAAAAGATTTATACGACCCAATTTACACTGGACTGATTTTATTGAAGTACCAGAAAACCATATTAAAAGTTTTAATAGTATAGAGAAAAAGGGATTTAAAAATATTGATGATGTTTTTAATATCGATGTTAATGAATTGGGTTATTATCGTAACGGTGTAAACTCACCATCATGGGGTGGTGTTGCTTGCCCATTAAATGGTGGAAAATTATATGGTATTCCCACAAACCAACCCGACTCAGATTTTTATTTTTATAAAGGGTTGGGGGAATCTGATTGTATAAAATTTGTGGCAGATGTTCTTAACATTAAATGATTTTCTAAAACATTAATTATAATTTGTGTTTTTTTAACTCTTTTTGGTTCTTCAAAGATTTTCCAAAGACCATGTGAGGATTCAATATTCTTTGGTTAGGTTTTTATAATATCATATTTGGTGGATTTTGGTACTAAAAAATATTCAATTCCATACAAATTAATTTCTTTATGTTTAATAATTATTTAAATTTTTATATTTTTTGTTTAATTTTTTGAAAAGAAAGTGTTAATTCCTTTAAATCTTTTTCTATTAAATTACCAATTTCATTTTTACTTACTTCTGAAATTAAATCAGTTTCAATAATTGCAAATAATTTATGTTCAAACGAAAATAAACATAATCCACCATACCTATAGTCAATATTTTCAATGGGTATCCATTCTGAATTACCAATCTTGAAATGTGTGAAATTTTCAGAATGAAAAACAATTGAATTATCATTAAATTCATCCACTATATATTCAATCAAACAGTTTTTTTCAACAAAATAAAAATCGTTTTGGGGTTTGATTTCTGGATTAATTACATCCTTTTCATATATTGATGATGGTGCTGTGGGTATATTATTAAATTTAAAATGAAAAGTGTCTTTATTATCAAATAGTATATTGTTTCTTATTCTTCCTATATACCTTGTAATTAAACATTTTTCAACATACGTGACGTATTTAAATTCTTCATCAATAGTAATTCTCCATTTAATGGCTATTATTTTCTTTGGTTTTATGAGTTTTATTATAAAATTCTTAAAACAAAGGTAATAGTAATAACCATATCCACTTCTTAAATATGGTAATATTTTAACATTTATAAAATTTTTTATTCTTTTCATTTTAATATTTTTTTATTTCAATTTCATCATCAATATCAAACATTAAATTAATATTATTAAGTAATATTTTTTATTTCAAATTTATTACTGCCAATAATAGGTATGTTAAATCCATTAACTATTAATAGATTTAATATGTCTTATTGATATTAAATTTTCATCATCATTCAAATCTAAAAGTTTAAATATTTCAATGAAATCTTCTTGATTTAATGGTAATTCATATTTTTTTTCAAGTATAATTTCACACCTATTTTTCAATAATATTTTTTCGTTAAATTCATTCTTTGCAACTATTTCTTTTATATATTCATAAACATAACCAATTTTTCTTAATTTAACTTCTATGCCTTTCAACAAAGAATTTATTTGAGAAATTTTATCGTTCTTTTCGTTGAAGTCTAAAATATTATAATCTATTCCACGTTCCATTTTATTGTATTTAAATGCGTTTAATTCAGCACACAACTTTAGTTTTTTGTTTATTAATTTTTTTCTTTTAATTTCTAACTCTTTAAAACTTAAATTTGATTCCATCAATCTACTAAGTTGTGGATTATTACTATGAATTTTTTTCTTTGATAGAAAACCAATAAATAATTTCCAAATATGTTGAAAATATAAAAATATTCTTATTATTATTTTCATAAAAATTTTTAAATTTTTGTAAATATTTACAATGTTCTAATTTTATATTATTTTGTTTAAAATGAAACGTTAATAATTATATTTTTTAATAAATACTTTTCATTCTATAAAAAATCATAAATTTTTATAATTCTACTAATTATAATTATATAAAGACTAAATTGAATAATCCAAACTCACCACTATTGATAGTAGTGGTGAGTTTGAACTTAATGCTAAACATTTACAGTTTTTTCATTGTATAAATTGAATTAATAAAACTCATACTAGGTTTAGTTTTAGTTAATTCAAATTTCAGTATTTGTTCTTCTTTGTTGTATTCCAATACTTGAAATAATACACGAATTTCAAGACTAAGATGGTCAGCAAAAATAATTTGATTTTTTTCAATATCTATAAAATAATAATTTTGACTACCCCAATTACCACCACACATATCATGAAATAAACCATAGCCCCAAGGTACACCATTATCATCCGTCCAAGGATAGTCATTATTAAATTCAATTTCTAAAAGTATTGCACCTTTATCATTAAGCCACATAAGGAATTTAACATCATCACATTCCGTATATGTATTACCATCATATTCCCATTTAATTGTAGTCCAGTAACCAATTAGTTCTTCAAAACTAATAATGGGAATTGGTTTTGGTGGTTCGGGTTCAACGATTTCTTCTTTTTTACAACTGGTTGCTACAACTATTGCAATCATCATAAAATAAATTAGTTTTTTCATGGCTTTAAATATTTTTTTGTTAGTTTATTTAGTGATACGAAAATAGTAAAAAAATGTTACAAAATATTATATTATTTTAATAACTATTTATATAAACAGAAAGTGTTTTATGGATAAACAGGTAAAAATATTATTGGGTGATAAAAAAAATATAGATTCTACAAATACTGATTTGCATGATAATATATCATTAACGAATGAAATATCTGAAATTGTTGAATATGATGTTCATAAAACTATTAGTTCTAGTGAACAATATATAAAAGAAAGAGAAAATAGTGATAATTATAGATTTTATGGTAAATTTGAATGGATTTCGCTATTAAATAACCTCAAATTTGGTTATAATGAATTAAAGGATTTTTTTAAACCAAGTGAAAATAATTCTAAAAATATTTTAAATTCATTTGATTTTTATTTAGTTAAACCAGAATTAAATTTAGATGAAGTAGAAGAACAGCCAAAAATATTAATTGATGAAAATTTTGATGATTGGGTAATATCAGAACCAACGGATTATCCAAGAGGATGGGATGTTATTGTTAAGGGAGATTCTTATATGTCACAAACATTAGCAAATCAAGCAGAATTAATAGTACATCCTAGTGGTATGTTACAAAATGGTACGATTCAAATGACAAAAAACATAATAGAATCCTATGGTACTTTGGTTTTTAAAACTAAAACAACTGTATATGGTAATGTTGAAAATGATAGTTTTAGGGTTTTATTAAAATTTGATGATGATAATTATAAAGATTTTAATGTTTCTCTTACAGAAGATGGTGAAAAAACATATACTTGTGATATTGACAATGAAAATCCTATACGTAAAATAGTTATTATAGTAAAAGGTAATTCCCTAAAAGTTTATTTAGACTATATAAAAATTGAATTATACAATGATTCTCAAAATATTAAAAGAAAATTTAAAGTATTAGCAACGCCTAACGATTTTACTATTCATAATGCTGGTTTTTCAAAAAATGTATATAACGAACAAATTTATTATTGGGATATTGATAAAACAATTAAACTTTCTGATTTTGCAAAAGATGATGAATACCCAATAACTGAATTATATTTATATGCTAAATATATAGAATCAAATAATGGTAATAATGATTCAGAATTGTTAAAATTTTGCACTTGGATGTATGATGAAGAAGATGATGAATATGAAATGAAAATTTTAAACAGTAAATTATTATCAATTGGTGATTATGTTACTAATAATGAAAATGAATATATTTCTGATATTGTTAAATATGATAAAAAAAATTATAATCAAGAATTATTGTTAGAACAAAAATTCAATATATATACTTTTCATTATAATGAAGATAATTTAAAAATAAGATTAGTTTGGAAATATAATCCATTTATACCGATAAGATTAAGATATTTAAGCAGTGATGTTTATAGTATTAGTTCTAATGATAGTATATATGAAAATATTGAACAAATACCAAAACATGCAATTGATATTTTGAATAATAATACATATATTTGGAGAGAAATTTTACCAGAAGGTTATTTTGAACCATTAACGAATATTGGTGTAGACCATCCGTTTTTAAATGATAATCATTATATTTTTACACCAACAATATTTTCAGTTACACCCGATTTAAATGATATTACAACAAAAAATATATTTGATGAACTTTGGTATACAAAAAACGGTGAAATTACTTCAATTAAACCAAAAAATAATTTAGATGATATTGGAAAACCATGCTTATAAATAAAAAAAGATTAAAATTTTCAGGAAAAGATTTAAATATAAATTTTCAATTAAATTCTAAAAATGATATTATTATTAATTCATTGAATAATTTAGTTGAAAATGTAGGTAATTCTTTAATTAATCCAATTATTGATGAAGAAGTCTGTAGATTTAAAAAATCTAATGTTGGTGGTTCTCAAATATTTTATTTTTATTTCAAAGGTAAAACATCACACTACAACGAATTTCCTTTTGAAAATAATAAAACAAAATTTATTCAAAATAGTTTTTTTATATTTGATTTTTATGATAGTTTTAATTCCAACACACAAAATAAAATTTTTAGAACATATTTCACAAAATTTATTGACTATGCTAATGATAATAAACCGAAATATATAATAACAACAACAAAAGATACACAACTATCTTTTTTTGATGTTCCAATATCATATATAAATAAACAAGAAAAAAACGAATTTGGTTGTTTTTTAAAGTTAAGTTTCTATAATGCAGAAACGGGTATTTTATCATTATTTTATAATTATGCAAAATATAATAATCAGTTGATTAATAATACTGAAGAAATAATGTATTTTGATGTTATTTTTAATAAAAAAGAAAAAACATGGTACTTTAAACCACAACCACCAATTTTATCTGAATTTAAAGCCTATGAATTACCAAAATCACAATATGTTGATAAAATTAATAATACATTTAATAAAACTAACTATATTCAACAAAAATATCCAGAAGGTGGGAATAAATTTAATCCTAATACTGGAACATATACTAATGAACAATAGTGTATTATATAATTGTTGTTGTAAATCTTGGTTTTCTTGTGGTTTTTACAATTTCATAATCCTTTTCATCACGAATATAGCCCAATAGTTTTAATGTGTATTTAGAAACAAAATATCTATCACCATCAATATTTTCAATTGGGTTTGATTCAGTAAATCCTTCAAAAAGTAAAGGTAAAGGATTACCATTAATATGGATATAGTCTTGACGTGATGCAAAATTTCTTAACACCTGTTCATCATACTGATTAACATCAACACGATATTTGGTGAATAAAACAACTTCATATGTTAAATCAACATTAACGGGTTCTGGCATTTTAAATCTTAAATAGATTACTTCTCCTTCATCAAGTATTGGAACATCCATATACTTAAATTTACGAAGTTGTGGCACTAAATATTTATTACCCAATCTAGTACCAATTTCTTTATTAATTCTTCTAATGGTTACATATGGTGTTGGTACGTTTTTATCATCGTCAACAAACTTCCAAGTTTTACTATATTCACCCCATCTGTCATTATCCAAATAGAATGTGGGAACTATTTTACCATCAATCACAATTTTAAGATTTTTTGAATTGATATGGTTAAATATACCCCTATCCATATCTTCTAAAAGAATTGTTCTTGGTAAATAATTCGTTTTAATATCGGTAGCATTCATCAATTCTTCAATTCTATCCATACCATATTTAAGGTATTCACTACCAATTTTTGGTGGTCGAATATCAAGTTTTGTTTTATTTTTTTTTGGAAGTGCCATTATTAGTTTTTTTTATAAATACTTATTTTTTTATTAATAATGGTTATATGTTTATTGGATTTATATAATATTAATGTAAATTTTTTTGAAATTTTGTTTTTTATAAAATTAAAAATATCTTTGTATAAAAAAAATAAAACATGTTAGTTGAAAAAAAGGTACATATAGAAAATAATGAAATTGGATATGTTGATGCAATATATAATTCACAAAATATATTAAAAAGTACATATTTTCCCAAAAGTGAAAAACTTTATATTGTCTTTAATAAAGGAAATACATATTCATATTTAAACATAACCCAAGAAATTTATGATGATTTTGAAAATGCAGAATCCCAAGGAAAATATTTTCATAGTAATATAAGAAATAATGAAAAATATCCAACATATAAAGAGTATAAACTATATCCCAATGAAATTGATGAAATAAAAAAAATAATTTCAGAATGGAAAAAAAATAATCAAATTTTGGATGATGAATAATATCACAATTGAACAATATGATAATTTATTTCTTTTAGTTAAGAAAATACTTGAATTTTATTCCGATGAAGAAAATTATAAATTACCATCAAGTGATTCAAAATTTAAAGATAGAAAAATTATAATAGACAATGGTACACAAGCAAAATTTGCATTATCAAAGATAGATGAACTGATAAAGTTTAATGAAGATATTGATAATGAATATTTTGAACGTTTAAATAATGAAGATATTACTGAAAATAAAATAAATGAAATTTTTAATAATTTAGATAATTTAACAAAAAATTTTTAACTATTAAAATTATAAAGAAATGGAAAGAAGAAATGAAAATCAAACAAAAATGAACGCTATGAAATCTCGTTCAATTATGATGATTACATCACTTGTTGTAATTTCTGCATTAATTCTTATTGCAATTTTTAAACTATTTGAAACAAACAATGCAGGATATTATCAAGTTAAACAATCATTAATTAGTGGTAAGTTGAGTGTTAGAAATACACCTGGTACTTATATGCAAAATTTTGGAAAAATTACTACATATCGAATTACTGATGATGTAATATTAAGTAAAGAAAAGGGTGATAAAAGTCTTACTAATAGAGAAATTAAACCTGAACGTGTACTATTTCCGAATGGTTATGCCGATATTGATTTTGTTGGTTTATATGAAATACCATTAGTTCCAGAAATTCAAATTGAACTTCATATTAAATATGGTAATAATTCTAATCTTCAGTATATGATTAAACAACAAATTACGGAAGCATTAAAAAATACTGCCACATTAATGTCTGCTGAAGAAGCATATTCCAATAAACGTTCTGAATTTATTCGATTATCGAAAGAACAAGCATTATTTGGTTTATATGAATCTAAAGTAAGAAGTGAATTTATTACAAATTCAGCAGGTCAAAATCAAGAAATTAAACATTATAGTGTAAATAGAGATACTACAGGAAAACCTATAATAATGAAAGAATCGTTGCTTGGTAAATATGATATCACTTTACCACAATTTAATATTAAGGATATGGATTTTGATGATAAATTAATAGCATTAATTGATTCAAGAAAGGATGCACAAAAAGCACAACAAGATGCTATTACAGAAAAAGCCAAAGGTGAAACACGAATTGCTAAAGAAAAAGCAGACCAAGAAGTTGATAAAATTAAACAAGTGACAATTGCACAGAAAGAAAAAGAAGTCGCAGAACTTAATGCAGAAAAAGCATATAAAGTAGCAATGTTTAAGGCAAAAGAAGCAGAAGAAGAACGTAAAGCATTAATTTCAAAGAGTCAAGGTGAAGCAGAAGCAGCAAGACTTAAGGTTTCCGCAGGACTTACACCACAAGAACGTGTTGAATGGGAATATAAAACAAAAGTTGGTGTTGCAACTGAACTTGCTAAAATTAAAGTACCAACAATGATTATTGTGGGAAATGAAGGTAAAGGTGGTGCAAATCCAATGGATATGATTGGTGTTAGCATGGGATTGGATGTTATGAAAAAGATGGAAGATTTGAATAAAAACAAATAAACAAACAATAAAATAAGGGAAGTGAATAATTTTTTAATATTTAATTTAATAAAAAAAAAAATAAAGCCATGATAAGTTTAATTATTTTTGGAATTATAATTATTTTATTTGTTTATTATCTTATTGTAATAATAACAATATTTCAAAGAAGTGAATTTTTTGAAAAAAATAATAATTTTATTAAGTCTTTTATTCCATTTAAAATGTTTTTTCTTAAAGGTTATAAAACAAAAGATAAATAAAATTATGAAAATTTTAATCAAATATCATAATCCTAATTGTAAAATTGAATCACATGGTAATTGGTTTGATTTAAAATCATCAATTGATATTGAATTAAATGAATTTGAACATGCATTAATACCATTGGGAGTATCAATGAAATTACCAAAATATTATCAGGGTAGTGTTGTTCCTAGAAGTGGAACTTTTTCTAAATTCGGTGTAATTCAAGGAAATCATTACGGAGTGGTTGACGGTCCTGATAAACACACGGATGGTTATTCGGGTAATAACGATATTTGGAAATTTAGTGCTATTGCATTAAGGTCAACAAAAATATCAACTGGTGATAGAATTTGTCAGTTTGAAATAAGACCTACAATGAAAGCACCTTGGTGGGCTAAACTTAAATGGATTTTTGATAATAAAATTGAATTTATTGAAGTTGATAAATTAAATTCAAAAGATAGGGGTGGTTTTGGTAGTACGGGTAAATAAAAACATAAAACAAAAAAAATAAAAGCATGAAACAATATATAAATTTAGTTAATAATATTTTAAAAAATGGTGTTGAAAAAGAAAGTGGTAGGGCTAATATGCCAAACACTTTAGAAATTTCAAAAAGTTCTATAAAAATGGATTTGAAAAACGGATTTCCATTACTAACAACAAAAAAAATGTATTGGAAGGGTATTGTACATGAATTATTATGGTTTTTACGTGGTGATACCAATATTAAATATTTAGTTAATAATAATGTTAACATATGGAATGATGATGCCTATAGGTGGTATAATGATAAATATGTTAAATTAGGCGCACCTATAATATCTTTTGATGAATTTATTGATAATGTAAAAAGAGGAAAAAAAACAAAAGTTAATAACCCAAACCCAACTAAAGAACATCCATATGAAAGATATGTAACATATACATATGTTAGCAAACATGCTACAAGCTATAAGCCTTGCTCACGTACATACATATATAATATTTCCTCAATCGTTACATCTTGGCAATCCGTCTTTTCTGGGTAATATATCATTACTTGATTTGCCCATCCATTTCTGCAATCATAAATATTTTGAAGTGGTAATTCGTTCCACCAATCCAAAGCACGTTGCATAACAACAGATATACCCAATTTGGGGTTCTGTTTAAATCTTGGTTCTTCTACGTTTTTATTCATTTTATCTTAATTCACTTTATTTGAAAACATAATGCGGATATTGCTTTCTCCTTTCTTTGAACCATGTATTGGTTGAATCGTTTAAATATTCGTATCCAGTATATGATTTTTTCTTTGTAATTTTATTAACAGTTCCAATAAACTGTTTAAAGGTGGGGTCTATTTTCTCACCATTTTTAAGTTCAATCCAAGTATGTTGAAATTTGCCGTCATTTGTATAGACATACCCTTCAATAACTTTAATATCACCTAAAAGTTTTGCATTTACTTCTTCAACTTTCTCTACAAATAATTCAGCAAAATGAACACAAGAACCATACACATCACAATACATTTTTTCAGAAAGTTCTTTAGCAATGTCAAACAATATTTTTAAATCATTATCTGTATTTTCCACGTGTTCATTCAAATATTCACGTATAGTAGTCTCTATAAACTTTCTTAGTTTCATATCTTTCTCCATATATTTTACTTTATATATAAATATTCAAATTTTAATTTTTCTGTTTTTATTCGAGCTTCTATTTTCATTTATCGTTTTATTTATTTGGAAATTTTAATGTGTTACTTTCCTAAAATTATGTTCTTTAACATAAACATTCGTAAATAAAACGTTATACGCTATTTTAAGGACACAAAGTTCAAATCAGAACTTAATCCACACCCGAAACAAAACCAAGATGTTTGAAACCAAGCACCACTATTCTTTTCAGGTTTAAAATTAAAGCGTTTGTTTGGTATCAACATTTGAATACCATTTTTATCAAACATCTTCCCACGTTCAATTCCTTCTAATGTTGTTAAAGGAAGTAAAAACATAAAAGGTTTTTTCAATTCATAAGCACGTTTTAAAAACTTGTCCTTTAATGAATATGGTGGGTTTGTAATAATCATATCATAATTTTCAGGTTCGTATTTGAAAAAATCTTTTCCATCTTCAATATGTGTTGTTATTACATTGTATCCAGCATCTCTCAATACTTTTACAATTTTACTT